TGACTTGTAAGTCACCTGCTACCTCAACTCTACCAAATGAACCAGTTGATGTAAATGAACCTGAAGAGGCCTCTTCATTTAAACTGAGAGTACCTCAAGGAGGATTCAATGCTGGAGATACTATTGCTTTAGCATCTAATACAGCTATAACTTCAAATATTACTAGTACTGCTAATATAACAAATGGAACAGCTATTACTAATCTTATACATGAAGATAGAGAAAATGATGCAAAAAGATTAATAAAAATTTTAAAAAGCGATTTTGTACCTTCAGTAATAAGTGAATTTGAAAACTTAATGAAAATATGACAGCTTCAACTATACCTTTTCAAACAGCAGGTACTGTTGATATACAAGAACTTGTTATATTTACAAACACAGGTAAATTTTTAGATATCAAAGATTACTTGTCAGAGCTAAACATATATGAAGATATTTTTTCTCCAACAATGCATGGAGATTTTTTATTTGTTGATTCAAGAAACTTAATTAAAGAACTACCTATAGTTGGTGAAGAATATCTTTATGTTAAGTTAACAACACCTAGTACAGAAAGACATATAGAAAAAATATTTAGAATATTTTCTATAACAGATAGAGAGTTAGCTAATGATAGAGGAACACAATTATATATCTTACAATTTTGTTCTTTAGAAAATATAGTTAATACATTTAAACCTATATTCAAAACATTTAAAGGTCAAATAAGTACTATAGTTGAATCTATATTTAATGATTATATACAAACTAAAAGAGTTGCTGTAAAAAAAGAAACTGGATATGATTTTAATGATGAAGTTTCAACTTTACAAATAATAACTGCTACATCTAACAGTGTTAAGTTTGTTAGTCCTGGCTGGACACCATTTAAATGTATCAATTGGTGTGCTTCTAAATCTATACCTTTTGAAGGTAAAGCATGTAATTTTTTATTTTTTGAATCTAATAAAGCATTTGTTTTTGGAAGTATAGAAAGTATATTTAAATATAATTTAGATTCAGGTAAAGATATGAGCATTGGTGTTTACAAATATAGCACAAACCAAATAAAGAAAAATCAGAATCCAATTCAAAAGATGTTCAATGTAGAAGAATTCCAAGTAGTAAAAACAGTTGATCATCTTGCTAATTATAATAATGGTTATCTTGCTAATAGATTAATTACACTAGATATTCTTAATAAAAAATATCAAGCTCATGATTATGATGCTGTAGAAAGTTTTAATAATTATTCACATAGTGAAGCACAACCAAGAGGTTTTTTTGAAAATGATTCTATGAGAACACCATTAACAGATATTAGATTTCAACCTATTCATCCTGGAATGTTTCCAGATATAAAAGATAATGTAGATGAAAAAATGCCAGAAATATATGGTAACAGAAAATCTAATTTATTAGAGCTTAATAATTTTAAATTAAACTTAATAGTTCCAGGAAGAACAGATATAGAAGTTGGAAGAACATTAGACTTCATTTTTCCTGATGTATCACCAAAGTCTGAAAAAGATAAAAACAAATTTGTTGGAGATAAATTTTATACAGGTAGTTATTTAATAACTGCTATAAGACACAAAGTAACTTTACAATCACATCATATGATTATGGAAATAGTTAAAGACTCAATGAATGCAGCGAAAGAAAATACATGAATATATTTAACAAAGATGGTTTTATATGGTTTATTGGTGTTGTTGAATCAAGAACAGATGATCCATTAAAAGCAGGAAGGTGTAGAGTAAGAATATATGGTTACCATTCTGAAGATAAGAATGAACAACCTACAGAGGATTTACCATTTGCTACACCTATACAACCTATAACTTCTGCTGCTATAGGTGGTAAAGGAACTACGCCAATTGGTCCTGTAGAAGGTACATGGGTAGTTGGATTTTTCTTAGATGGTAAAAATATGCAACAACCAGCTTTCTTTGGTACTATAGCTGGCATTCCAGGATTAGAAGATACATTTGAAGATCCTCCTAAAGAACCAACTGCTACTCCTTCTGCATCAAATAAAAATGATGCTATAGTGAAAGATCAATCTGGAAGAAAAATAACAGATGGAAATAATAATCCAATCAAGACTGGTACACCACCAGTTAAAGATTTTGATATAGGTGAAGTTGCTAAAAATAATACTTCAACTATTTTACCGTTTGGTGTTGGAGCTGGAAATAAAAGTGTTGGTTTTATTAACGACTTCAAAACTAGTGAAGATAAGTTTGGTGCAAGATATGGTAAATATGAATTAGCTTCTTTTTTACCTAAACATACACCTGGTGGAAAAGCTAGACCTTCTGCAAAAGGTTCACCATTAAGTACATTTGTAAAAGATTCTAAATTTAGTCCACAATTCGAAGGTTTGGAACCAGGAACAGATGAATTTGATAGTAAATGGTCAGAAATATCAAGTTCAAACTCATTTTTATTTGAAAAAGATCAAGATGATTTTATAAAAAGAAAATATTTTGATTCTATGGTATCTAATCTAAAAAGGAAAGGTATAGATATTAATAAGTTTGGTCCTTCAGTAAAATCATTAGGATTTACTACTGCTTTGCAATCAGGTCCAACTGGAGGTATGGAAATATTCAATAGAGCTTTAAAAGGTAAAACAGAAATTAATGATAATGATATTTTAGATTCAGTAGGTGAATTTAAAAAAGCATCAGCTGATGAATTGTTTCCTGGTTTAGATAGTACTAAATTAGATTCATTGAAATCAGAACTAACTTCACAAAAAAGTAGTCTTGATGGTTTACTTCCTAAAGTACCTTCTTTTGGTTCTTTTCCAGATTTACCAAGTCTTCCAGGCTTACCAGATTTACCAGGGTTACCATCTTTGAGTGGTATAGGTACATTTGATGGAACACCAGATGAAGATTTATTTTATTTTGGAACAGATAAAACAATTTATGATAGAATTAATGCAGAAAGAATAAAGAGAGGACTTTCTCCTTTAGCTAATCAAAGGCCAACATAATGAGTTCGTATAAAGTTAATCAATTTAAGGATATAGTAATAGCAGAAGCTCAAGCTACTCCAGAGTTCACAAGTTTACCTCCTATAGCTAGAAGGTTTATGAATCAAGCTATAGATGAAACAGCTACTGAACTTTCAGCTGGAATAGTAAACGATATAGATTTGTCAGCTAATAAAGAATTGACAAGTATTCCAAATAATTTAGTTGGTCCTAATAATCCAGTTGATTTAGTTAGTAGTAATTTAAATGTAAATGATTTAACAAATAATTTAGATAGTAAAATTACAGGTGCACTATCTGGTGTTTTAACTGATAAATTAACTACTAATATCGTTTCTAAATTCAATACTAAACTTCCTCCTATTTTAAGATCTAAGATTAGTACAGCTGCTATACAAAATGCTTTAAGTGGAGGTATATCTGCTGGACTAAACAAAGGAATAAAACATGAATTGAATTTATTTTCAGGTGAAGCATTATCTGGAAGAATACCACAAATACCTTCTGTGCCTGGTATAGGAGGAATATATGATCGTTTAAGTGCTAAAGAAGCATTTAAAGATGTTAATAAAAAGTTTGATCAGTCAGCTGCTACTTCAGCAATACAAGATGCTAGAAACTTTAGTTTTCGGAATGAAGAAAACAAAAAAAAGGAAAAAGTTAGAAACACTGGTTTTTTAAGTACAACTGGTACATTCCCAACTAACCAATATGCATCAAGAACAGAAACTAATAAACTTGCTACTGGTGATGTAAATGGAACTATTACTTTTCAAAAGACAGAAGATAGAATCTTAGGTTGTAAACTACCTAACAATGAAAGTTTTGATCAGCCTTTAAATCCTTACAATGCAAAGTATCCATTTAATAGAGTGATAGAAACAGAATCAGGACATATCATAGAAATGGATGATACACCTGGTTCAGAAAGATTACATGTATACCATACAAATGGCACATTTATAGAGTTAGATCAAACAGGATCAGTTGTACAAAGAACAACAGGAAGTCAATATAGATTTGTTGATAGAAATGATCATTTATCTATAGTTGGTGAAGGAAGAGTTTCAGTTGGTGGATCTTTAAAAGTTTATTGTTCAGGAAATGTTGACTTAGAAGTTGAAGGTGATACTAATTTGAGATGTTTTAATGATGTTACTTTAGAAGCATCAGGAAAACTTAATTTATCTGCTACTGAAGAAATAAATTTAAATAGTGCTAACATAAACATTGAAAGTTCAAGTTTTACAAATATTAAGACTGAAGGTAATACATTTATATCAGCAAAAGATAGTATTCATAATAAAAGTAATAGTTCAATGTTCTTACATACTTTGAAGGATATGCATATTAATGCTGATGAAAATTTTAACTTATTGGCAGCTAATGATATGAGTTTAATAGCTACTAATAAAATGATATCATCAGCTGATTCTATAGCTGAACAATGTACAACTTATAATGAAAAAGCTACAACTATTAATATGAATAATCCAAGTTATAGTGTTGCTGATAATCCTCCTAATATAGCTTCAGTTGCAACTTTTGCAAATGATGCAAACATAGGTACAATAGGAGATCGAAATAGTGTTATTGTTGAAACAATAGATAATCCAGAATATCCAAATTACTTAGATAACATAGGTTATGAAACAGAAGATTCTGAATTAGATGAAGAAGCAGACCAGTTTGAAAAGTCACAAATTATATCAGGAGTAGCATCACCAGGACGTTCTGATCCTGTGGAAGGTGAATTTTCTACTGTTTCTCCAACTATCACTACTGTTCTTCCTCCTGATATTGGAATTAAATCTGCACCATTTATTCCAGATAATATGAGACTTTCACCAAACTTTACTTTAGAAAAATTATCTTCAAAGGCTTACTTTCCACACGTAGTTCCTCGTAATGGTCAAGTTGGTTTAACATATGGAGAAATAGTTTTTAATTTACAAGGTGTGGCGTTAAATGTTTGTGAACCAGTCAAAAAATTATTTCCAAATATGTTTATAACTTCTGGATTTAGAAGAGTTACTGCAGGAGGAAGTAAGACATCTGATCACTTAAAAGGTCAAGCTGTAGATATGCAATTCAAAGGTGTAAATAAAAAAGATTACTTTGATATAGCTGAAAAGATAGCTGAAAACATTAATTTTGATAAAGTACTTTTAGAATATAAAGATACTGGATCTGGATTACCTTGGATACATATTTCCTTCAAAGTAGATAACCCAAGAAAACTTATGTTTACATATTTTAACCATAGAAAAACTCACAATCAATTTGTGAATCTTGCATAATGCCAGGCGTATCAAGAGTAGGAACTGATACTGCTGGTGGAACCATAACTGGTCCTGGTGCATCTACTGTATTTGTAAATGGTGATAATACTTCACTAATAGGTGATTCAGTGCAAAATCATGGAAAGGCTCCTCATAACAATGCAACTATGGTTGAAGGATCTTCAGATGTATTTGCTGAAGGTACTGGAGTAGTAAGAGCTGGAGATGCAGCAAGTTGTGGTCACACTGCAACTGGGTCTTCAGATACGTTTGCAAACTAGAATAAATATAGCATGCCTACAGAAAACAGAAAAGCAAGAAAATTTATAGATTTTGATTTAAATTTTAGAGCTGACGATCAAACTAAAGATATAACTGAGTCTGTAAACGAAAATGCAGTAAAACAAGCTCTTAAAAGTTTATTATTGACAAAAAATTATGAGAGAAAATTTCATCCTGAAATAGGATGTCAAATATTTTCTATGATGTTTGAAAACTTTACACCAAGTTCTGTGAATATTATGAAAAGAACTATTCAAGATGTAGTATCAAGTTTTGAACCA